AGGGAGGGCTGCTCCTGGCCGTAGTGCTTTGGAGGTGGAGGTGGGAGGCGCACATACGGACTTATTCGGTTGCGTTACAATATCACGCTATAACGCTCGGTCAACCTTCATAGTTGTCTGTTGTAAGACCCTCACCAAACGCCTCTGCCTTATCCTTAAACTCCTGATCCAAGTCTCTTCGCAGGTCTTTGGCGCAAGTGATATATAGGCTTCTAAGGCTGCGAATATCTTTACATGCGTCAATCCTGTTAGCCATCATCTTAATGTCGCGCTCATCCTTCCGGCGTGCTTTTGCTGATTCGGCATATACTTCCTCTTCAGCCTCAATATCAGAGTGTACTCCCTCTTCACTGTAGCCAAGCAGCTTGAGAATAACGCGGTCTTTTGCTCGCTTCTCAGCCATTGCCCACTTGTAGCTGTTCATGCAGTTCTTTTCGTCTGCTTCTCCGATAGACCACTCAGTAGAACCATCAAGCTCACCTTCAACAAGGATGGCAATAGACTTTCCATCTTCGGTCACGCTCAGAACCTCTGGCCTAAACATCTTTACTCCTGCCTTATGCGCTACACGCTCGCAAGCAGAGTGAAGCATAACCCAAGTGCCGTGGCAATCCCAAAGGTCGTCAGCAGATATGCCGTATTTTTTATTGAGGTCTTGTAGTTGTTTGTTTGCCTTTGGCATTTCCCATCTCCTTTTCAAGTTTCAAAAGCAGCGTTGGATCTTCCTTGCATGCTTCTGCGAACTGCTTAACTAGGTCGTCAAGTAGCAGTCGCTCCATCTCTTTCCATGACTCAGGGCTACTCATCGCTGAAAGCCTTATAAGCCAGCCATACTCCACACAATGCAATCAAGGTGAATAATACCGCTAGTGTCATTTCTTCTGCTGAGTACATCACGCTTCCTCCATCTCTTCGATCTTGGCTAGGGCTTCTCTTGCCCAACAAGGATTATATTCGGCGTTGCATCTATCTCCGCACTCTTCCTCCAAAGCCTCCACCGCTACCCGTAGCTTCTGCTGTGATAGTTTGAATGCTTCCTCGAAGTGGTCTGCATCTGCCAACGCTCCGTGATAATTCAGGCAATCTTGAGTGCATCTCTTCGGCTGCATGAACCCAGCTTCATTGATGACATCTGCTTCCTGTAGTGCTGTGGATAGGTCGTTCATAAGCCTTTGCAGCCTTGAATAGTTAGGCTCTGTCATGTTCCCATTACCATTAGCAAGTGCTGTGATAAATTCGTTAGCCTCTTCCACTCTCGCCTTTAGTTCTTTATTCATCATTTCGCCTCCCATAACCCTGCATGCTTAACCATGTCAACGAATCCGAAGTATTCAAGGTTGCCAATGTGCTTACACCTTGCCGCACCTCTCAACGCCGACATGACGCGATCACGCCTGTACTTCATGCAGTAGCTTAATAGGTCTGAATAATACTGATACATATACCACCTCCAAGTGATAGCGTTATTTTAGCGGCTCAATCGCCCTTGTCAAGCAATCAATCCCTTCTCTCTCTGGCATGGCCTGCACAGCTCATCACTATGCGGCGCGAATTGCTGCACTGTAACCTTACGGCGGCGCTGCGATAGTTCGTCATCCAGGATTGCGTGTGCTAGTGGATATGTTCTACCGCACTCAGGGCATTCGGTGTCTAATACTTGATCTAGTGTCACATTGCCTCCAATAAGGCGCAACACTACACGCCTGAACCTAAACGTACAATGAAAATAGCATTACAATGCTTTAATGTTTCTTTCATCTCCGCGTCATGTTCGGCGCGTAATCTGTGGCGCATGAGTAATGAATCTTGTATGAAAAGAAAGCCGAAAGGCAAAGGCCAGAGACCGTACTGCACAAGACCGAAAGGACACAGCGGTAAGCATATCGCTGAGATGGAGAGCGGTGAGAAAATCGAATGGAGGAATGAAGATGCGTGATTTACCATTCTACACACTAATGATATGTGCGCTTACTGTTGCGGCTTTGAGCCAGTGCCAGTTCTAGCCGTTGCAATGCTGATGCATCAAAAAGAAAGCCCCCAGCGAACCAGGGGCTTGACTTTGGTGAATGTGCCGCTATTATTCACGGCACGAATCGAACGTGATGAGCGAATCGTATATGAGTTGATTGATACTGTCAACAGTTGTTATTATCAACTAATGCGCTCGCCTCTTCTTGATTCGTCAGTTTCATACTGGCGGTTATCTGTTAAAAACCACCAAGTCGGAATTAATTGCGCCGAATGAAAAATGCAATTCTGTTGATTTAACGCTTTTCGTTGCTATTGCGAGTTAATGATGCTGAAAGGAATAGCCGTACCTACCCCTCTGTGCGCCTACTCATTTATGAGAACTTGATTGCATAACCGATCTACACCAAACAGGCGGGCCAATAACAGGTCAACTTGAGTAGAGAGGGGTTGAGCTATGGACAGAATGGTAGGATTTAAAAAATAGGAGATTTAAAATGCATAAATTATTAAAGGCGCAAGATTTACTGGGGGCGTCCGCAAGCGGGCAGGAACGAGGCGGATTTAATATGTTCATCATGGGTGATGAAAGACCCAATCCACAAGTTTTTAGAGGGGGTAGCTTTGAGGGTTATAATAGTGGCTATAGCTTAGCTGAAGAGATGGCTACTGAGGGGAAGATATTTTATACACATAACTTTCCATGCTCTTGCGGAGGTATACTTTTCTTGTATGGCGGCAAGACGGTGTGTAACGATTGCGGCGGGAATAGCCAAAGAGAGGATTGGCATGTTATTCGTGTAGAAAAAGATGGAGACCAATATTGCTGTTATGGTCAGGAATTTATCAACCTACAAGAGTCTGATAATTATGCTTTTGGAGCAACCAGGGAAGGGGCTATAGAAGCATACAGGGTGTTAAATGTTTATTGATTTTTGGGAGTTGTTCCCAACCAAGCGCGACAAGGTAAAAGCACAGCGAGCGTTCAACAAGCTAAGCGCAACCGATCAGCAAGAGGCTATCAAAGGCGTACAGCGCGAAATAGAATGGCGCAAGGCTATGCAAGGCCAATGGGTGCCAGCGTGGAAGTACGCTCAAGGCTGGCTCAATGGTAGATGCTGGGAAGATGAGCTAGAGGTAACAGAAGCACCGAAGCAGGTGAATACAAACGCGGTGTTTGACAAGCTATGCTCACAGCTCGGAGTTGTACCTTATGACCAATATCCTGAGTGGGATGATCCGCTGATAAGCAAGGCGTTGTTTAAGGTTGGAAGTTGGATGGAATTTTCGAGAATGCCTGAGAACAAGCAGAAGTTCGAGTTTAGGTCAAAGTTTCTCGAAGCGTATAAAAGTTTAGGAGGATGAGATGGCAGGAATAGATAAAATATACGGAACACAAGAACAGCTTGTGGAGTTAAGGGGGTGGCTAGAGATGAACAATCCAGAAGCACTTGATTATGTCGCACCTGTTGAGCGTGAGTTTCCGCACATAGAAGGCACTGGGATTCGATCTATTAGTAACTTTCCAGAAAAGATTGATGTGTGGTTGCTTGATAACTGCCCTATTGAGTTTGTTACAAATAGGATTAAAGAACAGTATGGATTAGATGAAGATATGGTCTCTAGATGATAACCAAGCACCAACTAGGCGCGAACATTCGCCACTATCGACTCAAGGCAGGCTTAACGCAGGAGGAGCTAGATCACATGCTTGGCTATAACTCTGAATCGTTCAGCGTTTCCAGGTGGGAGAACGGAAAGAACTATCCACGCACTGAGAAGCTACTGCTGTTGATTGATGCGCTTGGAATCGAGCCGAATGATTTAATGATTCGTTAATGTTAGCCGCGTATATTGTGGCAATCGGAGGTAGATATGATTAGTAATTGTTGTTCAGCAGAGGATAGAGAAGGATTCGGTGATATGGGCATTTGCCCTAAATGCCGTGAGCATTGTGAATGGTATGAGGAGTGTGAAGATTGCGAGGATGGCATCATCCAAGAGTATTGCGATGCCTGTAACGGAACTGGCGAAGGAATGCACGCTGATACAAAGTGCCGATATTGCTACAAAAGCAGAGGTGTGGTTCATCACCAGTGCGACTGTGACGAAGGATGGAGGTTAGTGGAGTGATAACAGAGTGCATTGAAACAGACTGCCATGAGCTGACAGATGGCGCAGATTACCTATGCGAGAAGCATCACGCCGAGTACGTTGACAAGTGCCGGAAGATTGCAGAGCGAGAACTTAGTTTAGATGAGTTTGAGGAGGCGATGAGTGAAACATAAAACATGCAGCCGCAATAACCGTGACAGGACTCGCGCAGATGGTCGCCGAGTTGAATGCAAGGTATGCAGCGATGCACACACTAACATGGTAAGGGCAAAGGAGCGCGAAGCAATGAAGAACAAAGCACCGAGGATTGTCGGGTTCGCTGGGATGCTGCCGTGATGAAGCAGAAGCGCATTGAATCCAAGAAGGCACGCGACTCAGCAAGGGGTGAGGATTGCACGCTTAATATCGTTGGCGTTTGCAATCACGATCCATCAACTACGGTGCTTGCACACTTGCCTGACGATAGCGGTTGTGGCAAAATGGGAGGGAAGAGTGATGATGTTGGGTGCGCTGTATATGCATGTTCAGCGTGTCATGATATACTGGATGAGCGCAAAAAAATGACAGACTTTGGCGCTATTGATAATAATGAATGGGTAAGCTGGGAAGATTTCCACATGCTACGCGCACTAAAGCGCACAATTCGCCGGATGATTGAGAAGAATATATTGGAGGTGAAGTGATGGGCTACCATAGCTGCAAGACTTATTACAAGAATGAAAAGGCAGAGAAAGGTGATGTGTTTGTATGTATGTGTGGAGCTGCTTGGCGATGCGTGCGTACGTTTCCTTGGCGTAAGTGGGAGGTAGTGAGCCGATTTGTCGGAGAATCGGATCATGATAACCTCGGAATTGAGCCGATTTATGAGGATGAGGAGGTGAAGTGATGGAGCAAGATAACAGGGTTATGAAGTCTTATGTATGGCATGATGGAAGTGATAAATGCTTTTTCGTGTCAACTATTGAACGTGATTATTGCACCATGCAAGGACTCGTTAGGGGTGAAGAGACGATCGTTTGGGATTATGACTATGATAAAAAAGAGCGTGGCGACATGATATGGCAAGGCGGTCATATTTGCGATCACCTTGCAATATGCAGATTCCTTTATCTTCATGGAGTTATTCCTGATGATGAAGATGAGCAGTTTGAGCGTTTCAAGAAATGAAAGTAATGCTCCGAGTAGTAAAGGGAGGATTCGCCCCTGCAAGCAAGGCATCAGAAGATGCGCTTCGCAAGATGGGGTTGAAGATCGGTGACAACGTGCTAGTCGATACAAAGAAGCCGCGTAACCCGCAATTCTTCCGCATGGCTCATGCACTTGGCACGATGCTCGCAGATAACATAGATAAGTTCACAGGAATGCAGTATCACGATGTACTGAAGGCTCTACAACGTGAGGCAAGGGTGGAATGTGACGTATCTACCGTTGAACTAGGCAATAACGCCGTAGCGGAGATTATAACGCCGCGTTCACTTTCGTTTGAAAGTATGGGCGAAGAGAGATTTCGTGACTTTTACCAGTCAATATGTGATTATGTAGCCAAGGAATACTGGCAGGAAATGACACCGGAGCAGATCGAGGCGATGAGTGAGGTGATGACAAACGCATGAGAGCCACCCTATTCAGCAAGCTATGCGGCAACTGCCGTAAATGCGGCGTGTTTAAGGACTACCCCGAAGCTTACAAGCAGGTAAGCGACACTGAATGGGGCGATGCACTGAACGCGAAAGGCTGGTGCAGAGCGTGTGTTGATGAGTGGATAGCGAAGAATCAGGAGAAAAAGCATGAGTGAACTATGGAAGCGTGATGGATTAGACGACCCAAACCTTAAACAGGCTCTAGCCAATGAGCCGGAGCAAGAGCCTTATGGATATGAATTTATGGTCAATGAAAGATTCACTCACTTCTGGCGAATCAAGCCGCCATCTGATGCGTATGATGAAGGCACGCTGGTTGCTCTCTACACCCACCCATCAAAGCAGAAGTCTTTGAGTGATGAGAAACTGGCTGAACTGGCATCAAAGCATGACCTTTGTGCAGTTGGATTGAGTGCAGAAAGCATCATAAAAGGCGGGTATTTATACAGAGTTAGAGGCTTCGCCAGAGACTTAGAAAAGGAGATTGGATGATCCACTACCGTAACATAGCCAAGGCCACTTACGGCTGGTCAATCTTCTGGCTACTCACTGCCTCATGGTATGGATGGGTGACTTATGCGTTCTGAAACGCTGAACGTGCCATATATCGCACCTAGCCTCAATTCGATTTACTCAGGAGTGCATTGGAGCAAGCGCAAGAAGCAGGCTGATGAAGCGCACTTGGCTGTAAAGATTGCAGCATCAAAGGTTAAGCCATTTGATAAGCCAGTGCAGCTAACATTCCAACCGATTGTCAAAGGTCGCGGCTACGATGTCAGCAACTACGCTTACACCGTTAAGCTGGTTGAGGATGGTCTAGTGCAATGCGGCATTCTGTCTGATGATACTGTGAAATGGGTTAAGTGCATCACCATCATGGAGCCGATCAAGGCCAAGGAAAGCAGTATGGTTGTGACCATCGTTGAACTGTAATCTTCGCTTCACATTACGTTAATGTTCCGCTAGTATAGTTGCATCATTTGGAGGTGATTATGAACATGATTGAATGGTTCCAAGACGGTAGAGCCGATGACGTAGCGGCAGACTTTGACGTAACCGAGTGCGTTTCGGATCTGGTGGAGTTTTACACCATCACAGGAAAGATGCCTACCAGTACGCAAATTGGCCTAGCATTTGCTCCATTGTGGAATGAGTACATTGACAAGTATATCCAGGATCGTGGACGCGATTGTTATGAGGAGAACGCGGCGCAATGTGCAAGTGACATTATCGACAGGTCAGAAGCAGCGGCACAAGAAGGTAGCGGAGTTGCGTGGCATCGAGTGGCACAGGGGAGAGGGCTATGAACCTATCACTAGAAGTAGCTAAGATTATGTGGCCTGATGCACCTTGGGATTTGACTTCAATATATAATAAGCATGCAGCATTCGACCACACCACACCCGAAGCACTAGGGCAGATGGCAGTGTGGTTGGCTAGGTATCAGATGGTTGTTGCTACAGTTGGAAGCAATAAGACATGGCGTTGGCATATCGAATCGCTATTAGCGTCAGACAACCCAAACAAAGCACTAGCAGAGGCTATCGTGGAGGCACACAATGGATAAGCTAAAAGCAAACATGGCAGCAGCTAAGATGCTTTACCCATCTTCTTTAAGGGTGTTGATTAAAGGTGGTGGTTTGCTGTCTATTCAGCATGAGCCAAAGGGAATAAAGAACTACTTCAACCTATTCACCAACCCATCAGACCTAGTAGCAGTGGTGAAGTGTTTGGGGGAGAAGTATTCAACCTATATCGTTTTTGATAACCATAAGAAGGTGTGGACTTCATGCTACTGCCATGACGATGCTGACTATGAGTTTGAGAGAGCAACATACGAAGAAGCAGTCGCCGCAGCCTGCATAGCCACACAGGAGGGAGCATGAGTGAATGGATTAAGGTTGAGGATGAGCCCCAGCCAAAATGTAATCATCTGGTATTGCTGGAGGATGGCGAAGTACATGGTGCTAGAACGACCGGCGTAGATGGTTGCGTACTCGTAATAGGCTCTTATTTTTCATTTGATATGCCAAAAGTAACCCACTGGATGCCACTACCAGAACCACCACAGGAGGGAGTATGAGTGATTTTACTTGGTTAGTTCGTGATTACTGCATGGCCTTGTGGAAGATAGAGCAAGGTAACATGGATTATGAGGATGAGCGGCAACGACTGCATCAAGAGATTGCCGACAACCTTGAGGTTAATAGGGATATGCTGAACGGTGTGCTGCATAACATTGAAAAGCACCGTGACGGCTCTTACAAGTTTTTGAGTACAGCAAAACTATTAAAGCGAATGAAGTCAGAAGGATTATTTTCACAGGAGGGAGAGGGATGAACACTGAAACAAGAACAGACCTAATCGGTGCGCTGATGGTGCATGGAGAGCAAAGTGTAGAGACTGATAAAGAGTCGAGGGTGCGTGTTGCATCAAGAATAACAAGTCAGAACTTCTTTGGTAAGCTTGGCTATAAAAACCGTAAGTTCTCTGTCTCCAAAAGAGCAGACCGCATGGATGTGGTGGAGGCTTTGGGTGTGAAGCATAATATCAATATCATCTGCACAGACCATCTTGGTAGTAGGGTGTGGACGTGGGAATACGAAAGCGAGGATAAGCAATTTGGTGCTGGTGTTTTCAGATCACACGAAGAAGCCGCCCGCGCCGCACTTGAATCACTGGCTGATATTTATTTGAAGGAAGGTGAAGGATGATAACCGAGATTAAGTGTAATAAATGCAACAATGATCTATCGAACGCATCAATGTTTCGTGGGTTCTATAGCTGTGACAAATGTAATCGTTGGACTAATAATGTGACTATAAAAACAGTTCCGTTGATTAGGAAGGTGAAGGATGAAAGCTGAACTAAAGGCGAAAGCTGAACACTATCTAGCCAACTCAATCGAAGGAACGGTGGAGTGGCATATTGTCAACGACCTATCCACAGCACTACAGGAAGCAGAGGCACAAATCAAAGCTATGCGTGAAACACAAGGGCTGACAGAACGCACACTACAGCAGCAGTTACAGGTAGCGGTGGAGGCTTTATCTAAAATATCTGCAACAATAGATGTATTGGGTGACGATACTATGCGTGGCGTAGCTATTAAAGGGTGGTCAAAGGATGCCCTAACCAAGATCAAAGAGATGGAGGGAAGTGATGAGTGAATTAAAACTGAAACTCACAAAACCACAGATCATGATGCTGACCATGATGGCAGGCAAGTACAGGCGCAACACAAGCAAGTCATGCGGTTGCTATAAAGACCCTGATGAGATGGACTACTTCGAGCAGTCGATACATTTAAAAGGCAGTATTGAAAAGAAGTTGGCGATAAAGCAGACGTATGGGGCTGTTGTGGATTTCTCTAGGGCTGACTACCACGAGTTCAAAAAAAGCACTGTCAATACACTACTCAACATGGGTCTTATCGAAGAGCATGTAGATACCAAGTATTCATCCCACTATGAGATTACAGAGGCAGGAAAAGAGCAAATAGCCAGAGTGGTGAATGAAGAGGGTGTGTGGTGGGATGTTGTATGAATAAAGAACTACGCAAAGCAGTAGAGGAACTACGACACAAATGGGCTATGTCTAAAGGTGGTTATCTGACTATATTTGATTGGATGGAGGTTAACGAAGCCCTAGCAGCTACAGAGCAGAGTGAGCCTGTTGCTTGGATGGTAATGATGCATGAATCAGAAGCTAAAGAATATAGGGCTAAGGGCTATCATGTCGAACCGTACACATCCCCACCAAAGCATGAGCCTTTGAGTGATGATGATATAAGGGAGGCTGCATGGGAGGCAGAATTGTTCACAACCAACTTTTTGAATATGCCTGATGAAATAGCAATAAGCTTCGCCAGAGCCATTGAGAAAGCAGTGAAGGGAGGGAAGTGATGAGTTGGAACTTATGCGAACTCATGGTTTGGGTATCTGTAGCTTTGATTGCAGGATTTCTAATAGGATTTGAGATGGGAGCAGCGTTATGATTGACCATATCAAATTAGCAGGGAAAGAAGGCAGGTCGCTTACTGGTGAATATCACCTAATCGGCTTTCAGTTTACACTGGAAGAGCTAGAAGCCTACACCAACGCAATCCTTGAATATGCTGCGGTGAAGTGTGATGAGTACCAGAAGCGCGACCCAGCAGAAGATGGCAGCGGGTTTTGGGCTGCTGAGAATTGCGCCGAAGCTATCAGACAGGAGAAGGTGTGAAAGCTAACCGACACCAGGCACGCAACCCAGCCAAGATCATCAGCAAGCGGTATGCAGAGTGCGGTGATTGTGGTAAGATAGGCAACAAGGTAACGCTGCGAACGTCAGGATGTGGAGATTGTGGCGCGGTGTATAAGGAGCTGAAATGAACCGAGTTATCGTGGCTATATCTATGGAAGATGGAGCAAGCTGGCCTGCAAGCGCCGATGGTAGGCTGGTCAAGTCTGAGCATTCAGAGGACATGTACGGAACAGCGGTTGAGGATGTGGACAACGACCACGATGATGTCATGGAAGGGCTGAGCGGAGTAGAGCGATATTCACAAGCTGCTGTATGGCGTAGAAACATAGACGCTAGAGTTGGATCTGTTGGCGCTGAAGTGCTACGGTTGATATATGCAGACTCAGCAAAGCGCAGGGAAGATGCAGCAAAGGCTGTAGCAGTTCAGATTGACTACAGAACAGCATCAGGGCTAGACGTTGCTAGAGATGAGTGCTTATACGAGGCAGGACTGAAGAGCATGGACATTCACAACCATTCAGCAAGGGAGATGCTGCTTGATATGATAAGGTCTGCGCTCAAGGGTGCTAATGATGCGGTAGGAATTTAATGAAACTTTAATGTTCAGCGATATATAATGTCGGAAATTTACGGAGGAATGATATGTTTAAGTCAAAAAGTAAGATCGAGAAAGAACTGGAAGAAAAGAAGGCAGAGCTAGAGCGCATTGAGAAAGAGTGCGTATCAGCCAAGAAAGAGCTTGCCGAGTTCAAACACAAGAAGAAGATGGAAGAAGAAGACATCAAGCACATGCGCAAGATGGAGAAAGAAGCACTTGAGCAGAAGATGCTGAAGTATGAGATGGAACAGGAGAGAGCTAAAGACAAGGCTGTTGCCAAGGTTAAGGATGACTATCGCGATAAGCTAGAAGCACGCCTTCAGACTGAGGTTGTAAACATCAAGGAGATGTATGGCGAGATTCTACAGCGTCTTCCTAACATCAACGTGAAGATGGGCGGTAAGGTGGAGTAATGATCGGACTTGCATGCGACATGGTTGATGGGCTTGCGGCAGCAGCAGGAATTAGTGAGCGGCAAAGATTGCACAACGAAGCAATGCGGCAACAGGCGGCTATTGGCAATCTCGGCCAGTCCAGATTTCCATCTTTTGGTAATAGAGGGGTTTGCAGCGAGGAAGAAAAAAGCCTTGTTGCAGACCTTCAATCCGTTACTGATGAGTGGTTAAAAGATGTGTAGTTGACACTGCCTAAAATTTGTGCAATGATTCGCGGCGGGTTAGTGTGTCTAAAATATACTAGCTACCGCTCGAAGCCAACTAAGACCACGCAATAACTAGAATATAAGTGAAGAGTATGGACTGAGAGCAAGAAACGGGCTGGCTATTGTCGGCCCCTTTTCTATTTAAGGAGGCAAGCGATGAAAGCAACTGCAAGAGTGTGCCCTGATATAGATTTGGTTAAGCGGTCTATCAATGCGATGATTAAGGAGACGGCTATGGGATGTAAGAAAGGTAAAGGCGGCGGGAAGAAGAAATGAAAGCCGAAAAAGTAGGGCGATTTAACAGCTATGGCAGCAGTAAAGAATAACGCTAAGATGGGAGGCCGCAAGAAAGGCGTTCCAAACAAGCTTACATCTGATGTGAAGGCTATGATACTTGCCGCATTGGATAAGGCTGGCGGTGCTGAATACTTGCTAGAGCAGGCAAAGGACAACCCTAACGCATTCCTGACGCTAGTTGGCAAGGTTCTACCTATGCAACTGACAGGGGATAAAGACAACCCAGTTACGTTTGAGCAGATAGTTCGCAAGGTAGTGGATGCCAAAGACGCTAACGATTGAGACAGCACGCGCTTTTAAGCCGTTGCTTGTTCCCAGTCGATACAAAGGAGCCAAGGGAGGACGAGCAAGTGCCAAGTCTCACTTCTTTGCTGAGTCTCTAATTGAGAAGGCATTGCTTGAGCCTGGATTGCGTTGGGCTTGTATTCGTGAGGTGCAGCGTTCACTAGAGCAGTCTGTTAAGCGGCTGCTAGAGGATAAGATTGAGAAGTTCGGACTTGGCAAAGTGTTTGATGTCAAGATGAACCACATTGAAACACCTGGAGATGGCATCATCATCTTCCAAGGTATGCAGAACCATACAGCAGACAGCATCAAGTCACTTGAGGGCTTTGATGGAGCTTGGGTAGAAGAGGCGCAGAACTTGTCTCAGCGATCACTTGACCTGTTAAGGCCAACAATCCGAAAGGAAGGATCTGAACTATGGTTTAGCTGGAACCCATTTGAAGCAAGCGACCCTGTTGACGCATTCTTGTGTGGAGAGCAGGCACCGCCAGACGCTATCATTGTACACGCTAACTATAGCGACAATCCTTGGTTGCCTGATGTATTGAGGCAGGAGATCGAATACGACAGGCTGCGCGATCCTGTGAAGTTTGCTCATGTTTGGATGGGTCAATACTTGTCCATGACAGATGCACAGGTATTCCGCAACTGGACTGTTGAAGAGTTTGAGACACCATCTTCGGTTGAATCATTCCGACTTGGTGCTGACTGGGGATTCTCTGTTGATCCATCTGTACTTGTGCGATGCTACATTGAAGGGCGCAGGCTTTACATTGATTACGAGGCTTACATGGTAGGCTGCGAGATCAACCAGCTGCCAGACCTGTTTGATGGAGTGCCGGACTCTCGCAAGTGGTTCATTACTGCTGACTCAGCACGCCCTGAGACTATCAGCTACATGAAGAATCACGGCTTCCCCAAGATAAACGCAGCTATTAAGGGTGCAAAATCAATACAGGAAGGCATCGAGTTTCTAAAGAGCTACGATATTGTAGTTCATCCAAGATGCAAGCATGTGATAGATGAGCTAACGCTGTACAGATACAAGGTTGACCCTCTAACTGATGAGGTGTTGCCAGTGCTGGAAGACAAACACAACCACACGATTGACGCATTGCGCTATGCATGTGAAGGCGCAAGGAAATCAATCAAGAAACAACGTAAACCAATAACACCAGCTCATGGAAGCGGTGGATGGCAGGGGCTATAATGGAAGATAAAGAGACAGGCACAGCAAAAGAGAAGCTACACGCTCAAGCTATCAAGCGTTACGATATTGCACTTGAGGCATGGGATGAGAACAGAGCAGCCGCACTTGAGGACAAAGAGTTTCTCAATGGCGACCAATGGACTCAGGAAGCTAAAGACATCCGATCTAGGCAGAATCGCCCTTGCTTGGTAGTGGATAAGCTTAACCAGTACGTCAACCAAGTTATTAACGATGGCAGGCAGAACCGACCAAGTGCCAAGGCTCGCCCAGTTGACAATGAAGGAGATATTGAGATTGCAGAGGTATTCGATGGCCTTATCCGGCACATTCAAGACCGTTCTAACGCAGATCAGGCATACGACTGTGCATTGGAGAACTCTGCATCAGCAGGTTTCGGCTTCTTTCGTGTACTGACTGAGTACGCACATCCAGGCACATTTGAGCAGGAAATCAGCATTGACCGAATCCGCAACATAATGAACGTGCTGATTGACCCATTCTTCAAGAAGGCAGACGCATCAGACATCAACTACGCTTTCATCATTGATGAGATGCCAAAAGATGAGTTTGAATCAGAGCATCCAAAGGCAGAAAAGACTAATTGGCAGGATGATGGTGGCTCATACGCTGAAGGCTGGCTAGAAGATAACACTGTCCGAGTATGCGAATACTTCTACATGGAAGAGGAGCTACGCACGCTATCCTTACTAGCAGATGGCACCAGCATTGAACGCTCACTATATGACAAGGCAGTATCAGAGGGCATTGAAGTGCCTGAGATTGTTGAAGAGCGCGAGATTCCGTTCCCTATCGTTAAATGGTGTCGCCTATCAGGTGCAGAGGTACTAGAAGAGCGTGATTGGTTAGGCAGTTATATCCCTGTTGTGTTCGTATCAGGCCATGAAGTTGATATTGACGGCAAGGTTCACTATGCGGGTATGGTTCGCGCTGCAAAAGATCCTCAGAGGCTCTACAACTATTCACGTTCAGCATTCGCAGAGCGCGTTGCCTTAACTCCTAAGTCACCATACATTGCATCAGCAGGACAGGTTGAAGACTTTGAAGAGGAGTGGATGAACGCTAACACAGGCTCAAGTTCTGTGCTTCGTTACAATCCAGAGGACGTAAACGGCACGCCATTGCCGCCTCCAGTCCGACAAAGTGCTGTAGATATTCCGGCAGGCTTTGCACAGGACATCCAGATTAGTGAGCATGACATTCAAGGCTCACTTGGCATGTACAACGCATCTCTTGGTGAAGCAAGCGGTGAGAAGTCAGGTCGTGCTATCATGGCAAGACAGCGTGAAGGTGATGTTGCAACATTCCACTACCATGACAACCTGAACAGGGCAATCGGCTATTGTGGGCGTATCCTTGTTGACCTTATCCCTAAAGTGTATGACTCCAAGCGAGCCTTACGCATTCTTGGTGAGGATGGTGATTCAGAGCAGATTGAAGTTAATCCGATGCAGGATCAGGCTATTGTTGAGACTGATGACGGTAAAAAGATATTCAACCTTAACGTAGGCAAGTATGACATCACCATGTCCACAGGGCCAAGCTACACAAGCAAGCGTGCAGAAGCGGCTGAAGCGATGATGCAACTCACTCAGGCTAACCCTGCACTATTCCAGATTATTGGTGACTTGGCAGTTAGGTCTATGGATTGGCCTGGTGCTGATGAGATTGCCAAGCGTCTGAAGGCAATGTTGCCACCTGAGATTCAAGCACTTGAACAGCAGGAAGAGGGCGGCGAGTCTCCAGAGGTTCAGCAGATCAAGATGCAGGCTGAACAGATGATGAGTGAGATGGCAGGTCAGATGGAGCAAATGCAGGCTGCGCTACAAGAGGCAGAAGCCAAGGCCAACACTGAACAGCAGAAGGTAGCCGTTGAGCAGATGAAGCTACAGATTGAGCAGTTCAAGGCTGAGACAGAGAGAATGAATCTTGAGATGGAGCAGGCTGTTGAGGCTCAGAAGTCACAGGAATCAATGCTGACTGCACAGGTTAAGAAGGCCGAATCAGATGCCAAGTTGCAGATCGAGCAGTTTAATGCAGAGGTTGCAGCGTTTGAGGCTGAAACTGACCGCATGAAAGCCGAATCAGATGCCGCTTGTGCTGCTAGGTCAAAGGATGATGATGCAACTTCGATGCTAGAGGAACTTTTCAGCTCACTTGACGCTGACAATAACGGCATTCCAGACGCAATGGAGAGAGACAATACTGAGGAACTTGTTGCAGCTATCACGCGCCCTAGAAAGGTAGTGCGTGGCGAAGATGGAAAGGTTGAAGGCATTGAGTGATGGCACAATCCTACTCTGAAGAGGAACTAGCGCAGCTTTATGGCATGGCTCCCAAGCCTGAGAAGCCTGATGCTGTGACAAGGGCTTTAGAGGCAGGTCGTGCTAGTGGATATTTCCGCAAAGACGCGCCGATGATTGATAAGGTCAAGGCATTTGGTCAGTTAATGAAGGAATACGGCGTAACCGTGAAAGACGCACTCAGCCATGATGTAGGCGTGATAGGTGAGTCAATGCGCGGTGGCTCATCACCAGAGCAGACCACAGCCGCAATGCTGCGCTCATACGTTGGCCCTACTGCTGGCTCAAGCTTGGCTATGAAGCAATCGCCTAACCAGATGCGTATGTTCATTGGTGAGAGGGCTAAGACTTGGAACGATGACGCTGCACGACAGGCGCAGAAGCTACTAGATGAAGG